GCAGGTCGTTGGGAGACAAGTGCGGGCGGAGAATATTTTGCTGCGGGTGTAGGTGCTGCGGTCACGGGTCGTGGTGCGGATTTATTTATTATTGACGATCCACACTCGGAACAAGACGCAATGTCCGAGGGCAGATTGGAGGAGGCGTATGAATGGTACACCTCTGGACCACGGCAAAGACTACAACCTGGCGGAAAAATCATTGTTGTGATGACAAGATGGGGTTTGCGTGACTTAACTGGTCGATTAATTAAGGCACAAGGTAGTGATGTGCTGTCAGATCAGTGGGAAGTTGTTGAATTTCCTGCGATTTTGCCGTCAGAGAACCCATTATGGCCAGAATTTTGGAAAAAAGACGATTTATTGAAGGTAAAAGCGTCTTTACCCGTACAAAAATGGGGTGCACAGTGGCAACAACAGCCAACTGCGGAAGAAGGTGCGATTGTAAAGAAGGAATGGTGGAAAATTTGGAAAAAAGAGGACATTCCAGAGGTAGATTACATAATTCAGAGCTACGATACTGCATTTTCTAAGAAAGAAAGTGCCGATTTTAGTGCAATTACGACATGGGGCGTGTTTAGAAGCGAAGAAACTGGTGCGGACAATATAATTTTAATGGATGCATGTAGAGGTAGATGGAATTTTCCAGAATTAAAGGAAAAAGCGTTAGAGGAGAACGAATATTGGCAACCAGACATGATGATTGTTGAAGCAAAAGCGTCTGGATTGCCTCTTACGGATGAACTTCGAAGAGCGGGCATACCAATTATGAACTATACACCATCGAAGGGTCGTGATAAGGTAACGAGGATGCATACAGTTGCACCATTATTTGAAGCGGGTATGGTTTGGGCACCCGAAAAGCATTTTGCGGATGAGGTTATTGATGAATGCATGGCCTTTCCAAATGGTGAGCATGACGATTATGTTGACAGTATGACTATGGCTTTGATAAGATTCAGACAAGGTGGGTTTATATCGCTAAATGGCGAGGAAGACGATACGGATTACTACAGACCTAAAAGGGAGTATTATTAATGACAAGATCAGCAACTAGGAAAAAACAAAAAAAGAATATTAAAAATAAAATTGGACCACCCTCAAAAAAAGAATTAACAGATAAAGCTAGAGAAATAATTAGAAAAGATAAATCTGAAAATAAAATGTCTTCTTTTAATAAAGTTTCTGCAATGTTGACTAAAGAAGGTTTTACTGGTGCTCAAGGGGAAAAAGGTAAAGTTCATGCAACAGATGCACGAAAAAAACTTAATAGAGAAATTTTTAAAGGTGGTCAATCAAAACAAATACCTGCCATGATGAAAGAAGGTGGTGAAGTTACATCTGAATTTAGGATGGGAGGTAAAGTAGACATAAGTAATTTTAAAGGACAGTTTTAATGAATGTTTCACGTGAAACATTAAAGAAGAAAAAGCCAAAGGGCAAACTGGTCGTTAATAGATTCTCCAAGATCCTCGCACCAGGAAAAAAACGAACAACAAGGATAGTATAATGGCAACACCTCCTCGTCCAATAGGTCCGTTAGTAGATTCTGGCATTGAAGCACCACAAGGTATGGATATTGATATACCACAACCAGAAACATTTGAGGGTGGTGCAGAAGTTATGCAAAGTCCAGATGGTGGTGCGATGATCCAAGCCTTGATGGGCGAAGAAGGTATTGAAGTACAAACTGAGCAATATGATCATAATGCAAACTTAGCAGAAGTGCTTGATGAAAAGATTTTAGAAGAACTATCTTCTGAACTACGTGGTCAATATGAAGATGATCTAGAGTCACGAGCCGATTGGAAAGAAGGGTATGTCAAAGGATTAGATCTACTTGGCATAAAGTATGAAGAAAGAACTGAGCCTTTTGATGGGGCAAGTGGTGTAACACATCCGTTGATTGCAGAGTCAGTAACTCAGTTCCAAGCACAATCATACAAAGAACTTTTACCATCTGGCGGTCCAGTTAAGATCAATATTATGGGTAATCGAACCTTGGAGCGTGAAGCACAAGCTGCAAGGGTTCGTGAATTTATGAATTATCAAATTACGGAGGTCATGCAAGATTATGATACCGACACTGACCAAATGCTTTTCTATCTCCCATTGGCGGGTTCTACTTTCAAGAAAATCTACTTCGATCCAACTAAGGGTACTGCTGTTTCGAAGTTCGTGCCTGCTGAAGATCTTGTCGTTCCGTATCAAGCTTCGGACATTAACACAGTCTCACGGGTCACACACGTACTTAAGATGGATGAGAACGATATTAGAAAAATGCAGGTGGCGGGCATTTACAGAGATGTGGAAATCTCATCATCAGATACCGATCAAGATGTCGTCCAAGATAAAAAAGACGAAATAGAGGGCGCAAGTAAAGGATATTCAGACGAAATATTTTCTGTGCTTGAGATGCATACAAATCTAGATCTTGAGGGTTTTGAGGATCTAGGTGCGGATGGTCAGCCAACTGGAATCAAGTTGCCTTACATTGTGACCTTGGACCAAGGATCTGGAGAGATATTATCTATCACACGTAACTATGATCAAGGTGATAATTTAAAGAAAAAGAGACAATATTTTGTACATTATAAGTTCCTACCAGGATTGGGATTTTATGGATTTGGCCTAATACATATGATTGGTGGTCTTGGTAGGGCAGCAACAAGTATATTAAGACAGTTAATCGATGCGGGAACTTTATCGAACCTACCCGCAGGTTTTAAGGCTAGAGGCATAAGAATCAGAAATGACGATGAACCTTTATCACCTGGTGAGTTCCGAGACATTGATGCACCAGGTGGTGATCTTAGGAATTCTATAGTTCCTCTCCCCTTTAAGGAACCATCTGGTACGCTTTCGAATCTACTTGCTGCGTTGATTGAAGCTGGTAGACGATTTGTATCTATAGCTGATCAAAAGATTGGTGAGTCTAGTGGCGATATGCCAGTTGGATCTACAGTAGCAATGTTAGAGCGTGGCATGAAAGTCATGTCCGCCATACACAAAAGATTACATTATGCACAAAAAACAGAGTTTAGATTACTTGCTAGAATTTTTGCAGAGAACTTACCACCACAATATCCATATGAGGTAGCGGGTGGTCAGCAACAAGTTTTTGCAGCAGATTTTGATGGAAGGGTAGATGTATTACCAGTATCAGATCCTAATATATTCTCTATGGCACAGAGGGTTGCGTTAGCACAAACACAACTACAGATTGCACAAAGCAATCCAGACATACACAATCTGCCTGCTGCATATAGACGTTTATATCAAGCACTTGAAGTCCAGAACATTGATGAAATCTTGCCTCCCAAGAAAGAACCAATGCCTATGGATCCAAGTATAGAGAATGCCAGGGCGTTACAAGGTGAGATTGTGGTTGCCTTTCCTCAGCAGAACCACGATCAACATATGGCTAATCATATCCTTTTCATGAAAACCCCGATCGTAGCTACCTCTCCTAACGTCATGGCTATTCTTTATGCACACATTCTTGAACACATTTCACAAAAGGCAACAAATATTGCACAAAGTGAAGTACAACAAGCAGTTCAATTACAATTACTTGCACAACAAGGTGCAATAGATCCTGCAAGCGTACCACCACAAATTACACCAGAGATTGTTCAAAGTCGTGTTGCAGAACTAGAAGCTCAGTTTACTGCCGATTTCTTACAACAGATGGCACCACCAGAGGGTCAAGAAGATCCATTGGTACAAATAAGAAAACAAGAATTAGCTATTAGGGCAGCAGAGGCAGAAAGATCTGCACAAGTTGACCAACAAAAGTTAGGACTTGAGGCACAGAAACTTCAACAAAGAGCGGCAACAGATGCAGCGAGATTAGAAACGCAAGAAGAAATTGCCGATGAACGTAACCTTGTTAATCGTGAGAGAATACAAACACAGAGAGACATTGCCGCTGCTAGACGGGGGTAAACTATGGATCCAGTAACAATATCATTAGCTATGGGGGTGGCCTCAAAAGCATTTGACGCAATAAAAAAAGGATTTGCAGTCGGACGTGATATTGAGCAAATGTCTGGAGATATTGGACGTTGGATGGGAGCGGTAAGTGATGTTGATAACGCAGAAAAACAAGCAAAAAATCCTCCGTTGTTTGGTAAGTTGTTTAAGGCTGGTTCTATCGAAGAAGCCGCTCTTTCCGCTTATGCAGCCAAGAAGAAACTTGAGGAACAAAGATACGAACTCAAGATGTTTTTAAACATGACGTATGGTCCACAAGCTTATAATGATCTTTTAGCGATGGAAGGTCAGATACGAAAAGAAAGACAACAAACAATTTACAAACAACAACAACTAAGAAGACAGATAGGTGAAGCTATTGCTTGGCTTGTGGTTGTAAGTATTGTGGGTGGGTTTGCAGTATTGGTTGCTGGTATATGGATGAAACGTGCAAAAGCAGAGAGCTATATTCAAATGACAGAGGGTTACATTTTCAAACCAAAAGACTATACAAGGCAACAAAAAGAATGGCAGGGTAAAACTAAAAAAAAAAATATACGACATGCAGACTTGTTAAAAGAATTAAATCTAAAAGTGGCATGATGGCATGTATTTATATAGGGGGAAATAAAACATACGAGATGATGATAGAAAGTTGGTGTCCAAAAAAATTTAAATGCATTTATAATCCTTGGCAAAAAGAGCCAAACATCGATGATGTCATCAATTCTTTGAACAGTGTGACAAAAAACAAATGACCGCTTTTATGCTTGCATGTTATATGAATGGAGTTGCACAAGGTGCGATCTATTTTAAATCAGTAAATGACTGCACGTATTACACAAAGTATTTAAGTGAACAAGAATATAACAACGAAACTGGTCAAACAGTTACATACAAATGTATTTGTAAATTAGTTCCAAGTGTGAATGATAAAAAAGTAAGGGTGTATTAATGACAGAAGAAAAAAAGAAGTCCTTAGATTTAAAATTAGGTGAGAACAGTTTTGAATTAATACTTCGTATATTAGGTAATGAGTTCGTGGCCATAAAGATAGGATCGACTAATTTTAGTGGTAAACTTATAGCGGGTGGTATTTTATTATTGTTTTTTACTTTTATGATATTGGAAGTATTTGGATTAAATGAGGCATTAATGCAATGAATGTAGAGACTTTTTTAAAATGGAAGATTCTTCCAAGACTGATGATGCTTGTGAGTACAATCATGTCATGGAGATGTGCAGAATGGTTTATGCAACTCGATTCACCAACTGCTAGTCAATCCGCTTTCGTATCAGTCGTCATGGGCGTTATGACAGGCGTTTTCGGTATTTGGATGGGTCACGAACATAAAGGAGATAATAATGTTACAAGCACTGATAGGTCCAGTAACAGGTCTACTGGATAAATTTATACCAGACGCAGATCAAAAGGCTAAGCTCGCCCACGAAATAGCTACCATGTCTGAAAAACATGCTCAGGAGGCACTGCTTGCTCAGTTAGAGATTAATAAAGCAGAGGCAGCAAGTGGCTCTATATTCAAGGGCGGCTGGCGCCCAGCTGTTGGGTGGGTCTGTGCGATTGCTTTTGCCTATCATTTTATAGTAAAAGATCTAATTATATTTGGTGCATCGTTTGCGGGTGCAGAACTTCCAGAGCTACCAGAATTCGATATGGGTACACTTTTAACTGTTCTCGGTGGCATGCTAGGAATCGGAACGCTCAGAACCTATGAGAAGCAAAAAGGTTTAACTAAATGATGCACTTAAGTAAATGTCCAGAGTGTGGATTTGAATTACCAGAGGGAAATTTTTGTCCTATTTGTAAAGTAAGGAGAAAAAAATGATTTGGTTTTACTTGTCACTTTTTAAATTCTTCAATAAGATAGGTAATTATTATTATAAGCTTCACGTTAAGGAGGTAAGACGTGCCCAAGGACGATGATATTTGTTTTATACATAAAGTCGCTTATACTAAAACTGTTATTGAAGAACCAATTCCAACTGTGGGTATGACAAAATTTATAACTTATAAATGTCCAATGTGTGTTATACCTATAGAGGAGACAGTTTATGCCACTGACAACTAAGGGCAAAAAAATAATGAAAGCCATGAAAAAGCAGTATGGCAAAAAAGCAGAAGAAGTATTTTATGCTAGTAAAAACAAGGGAGTAATTAAAGGTGTTGACAAGACAAAAAAAACAAAAAGTAAAAAAAGTAATAAAAGGTCTAAAAAAAGCTAGTAAACTTCATGCTAGTCAAGCTAAAACTTTAAAAAGTATGGTTAATGGCAAAAAAAAGAAAAGATCCTAAAGTCGGAACGGGCAAAAAACCCAAAGGAACTGGTAGGAGGTTATATACAGATGAAAATCCTAAAGACACTGTCAGAATTAAATATGCGACTGTGGCAGATGCTAGGGCAACTGCTGCAAAAGTTAAAAGAATTAGCAAACCCTATGCTCGTAAAATCCAAATCCTCACAGTCATGGAGCAAAGAGCCAAAGTTGCAGGAAAAAATGAACAAGCTAGAATCGCTAAAAAAGCCAAAGAAACCCTCAAAAAAAGGAGAGAAAAAAAATGAAAAAAAGAAAAGAGGACGGCCAAGAAAAGTTTCCTGATTTAAGTGGAGACGGAGAAGTAACCATGAAGGATATTTTAATGGGAAGAGGTGTCCTTAAAAAATCGGGTGGTGGTTCTTCTGATATGACAAAAGATCCAAGATACATAGAGTTGATGGAATTGTTAAAAGCAGCACCAGAAGATGAAAAAGAAGCCATTAGAAATGATTTGAGAAATGAATTTGGTGTTAAAATGATGGGTGGTGGATCTGTTGATGAAAAGATGAAGTATGGTGGTGGTGGAGACATCATGATAAAAACTGTCGAAATATCAATGAAAGTTCCAGAAAAACAAAAAAAAGGCACTGGCGCAGCAATGTCTGGCACTAAGTTTAGTGGCACATATTAATGAAACAAAAAATGATGGTAGTAAAGGTGGGGACGTGGCTGAATTAGTTTGTAACTTACCCTCTGTGGATGTTTATGTCCGTAAAGAATATTTAAGAGATCACGAAGATAGTCATGGTAAATTTGTAAAAGGTGTTTGGGTTACTGCCAAATCAATACCTGGTAGAGCATTTTATTTTGAAACTTTTTTACCAGAGTATGGTGCTTTGTATGATAAACTTCCTATTTCTGCATTTGTTTCAAGTCCAGAAACTCCAAAACCAGATCTTGATCTACCCAACTTACAGTTTTGGAATTGTATGGATTATGGTGTAACCGCCATAACAAAACAATTTATTGGGTCTATGGATTTTGAAATCTTCACAAGAAATCAAGGACTTATGCATGGATCTTATATTTGTACATTAGATAATTATCATCCAGATTCAGATAATATAGATTATAGTACAAGTGAAACTCCTGCTGAACATAAATCATTTAATTTGCTTGAGCTAGATAATGGACAATATTGTTTGTA